CTAAAACTAAATAAGGGGAGTTCTCTGGACTCCTTTTTTTATTGCCATAAATATTCAACGACATTGGAATTACTTTGATGGTTAATGAAGTGCTTGGTGTGCATCACATCGCTGAGTTGTGTGAGTGTAATGCAGACCTTTTAAACAACTCAGAATTTATTAGCACTTCCCTTAGGCAAGCAGTAGAACATGCTAACGCAACACTGATTGAAGAAGTTAAATATGAATTCACGCCACAGGGAATCACTGCTGTCTGCCTGCTATCGGAAAGTCATATCAGTATTCACACATGGCCTGAGAAAAGTTATGCTGCTGTAGACATTTTTACTTGTGGAGGGCATACAAATCCAGACATCGCTTGCAGATTTTTAGCAGATGCGCTAGAATCAAAGAATCCAACATTTACAATTTTTTATAGGGGAATCTAATGAGTGTTACATGCTTTACTTTAGAAGGTTGTAGTCATTGTATTACAGTAAAACAACTCTTCAAACGAGCAGGTATTGAATATACAGAAGTAGTAGTGGGACAAACAATTACAGTCTCTCAATTCAATGAGCAATATCCTGGTATTACTGGATTTCCATACGTTATTATTGATGAAGTCCCCATAGGTGGGTTAGTTGAGACAGCACAACATTTTTTAAACAATGGATTAGTTTCTGCCCCGAGAGACTTGTGATGACTAAAAAAATAACTGATGTTTCTGAGTGGATTTTATCTGTTATAAATGATGCATTTTATACAGAAAACTATTCCAAAAAAATTTATGACGAGATGAAACAATCATCAATAAAACGATCTGATGTTTTAAGTTTTTTAAACAGTAATTCATTTGACTCTATTATTTGTCAAGTTTCTGAAATTGATATGTATCTAAATGGTGCTCAAAATTTATCAGAGGCATATGAATGGATGGGGAAAGAAAGAGTAATTAATTTTAAACAATATCTTCAAAGTATTATTTTAGATGTAACTCAATATGAAATCGACAGAAAACCAGGAAGAAAAAAACGAGCGTCAAGAGTTGGAGATAAATAGAGGTGTAGAATTAATGCTACGTAGGAGGGGTAAGAAAGAAAAACCAAGGTATGGAATATACATTCAAAAAAAATTTTCTTTCCTTTCAAAAAACTTTAATTTTATTTTAGAGTTTTCTTGGGGGATTGACGCAAACCCTAAAGAGTAGTAAAATGGAAGAGTTAACACCTTTTATTATCCTATTTACAATCACCACAATTATTTTATTTGTGGGTCTAGGATTAATTGTAGGATGGTTAGGAAATGATATTGTGTATGCACTATCAAATAAGTCTCCTACGTATCATCCAGAAATGTATGACGAGAATGGTAATCTTTTACCAGATGAATTAATTGCAGTTAGATTTGAAAACGTTGAAGAGGAAGATTATGGCGATGAGGATTAATTATGATTTTGATTGACATGAATCAAATTATGATTTCTAATCTTATGATACAAATGAAAAATGATGTTTTAAATGAGAATCTTGTTAGACACATGGTGCTTACTGCACTAAAATCTTTTGAGAGACAATATTTAAAAACTTATGGTGAAGTTGTATTGGCATATGATAGTAAATCGTATTGGAGAAAGAAAAAATTTCCATTTTATAAACAGAATAGAAAAAAAGACAGAGAAGAATCTAACTTAGATTGGAATGCTATCTTTGAAGTATTAAACAAAATTAGGGATGAGATTAAAATCTTTTTTCCATATAAAGTTGTTGAGGTATTAGGCGCGGAAGCGGATGACGTTATCAGTGCTCTTACTACATATCAAGCATATCGAAATATTAAACTCCAAAAGGAAAATAAAGAGCCAGAAAAAGTTTTAATTCTTTCTGGTGACAAAGATTTTATTCAGTTACAAAAGTATCCTTTCGTAACACAATACAATCCTATCCTGAAGAAAGAGATTAAACATGAAAACCCTAGAGCATACATTCAAGAGCATATCATTAAGGGAGATAAGTCAGATGGCATACCTAATTTCTTATCTGACGACGACACGTTTGTGGTAGGCAAAAGACAAAAACCTATAAGTAAGAAAAACTTAGATCGGTGGGTAAAATTAAATCCGTTGGACTTTTGCAGCACACAAGAGATGAAAGTTAATTATATGCGTAATAAAGAATTGATTGACATGGAATGTATTCCAAAAGATTTGGCAATTGAAATTGTTAATTCCTATAAGTCAATAAATAATTCTGAAAAGAAAGTCCCACTAGAATATTTTCATAAACATAAGTTGTCTAAACTTATGGAAGAATATGCTTTTACTACCCATCCGTTTTGATTGGAGATGCTGAAATGAAATTGTTAATTTCCGAAATTTTACAGAAAGTAAATAACGCTAAGACTAAAGCAGAGAAATCACACTTGCTTTTACAATATAATAGTCAGACTTTACGAAGTCTTTTTATCTGGAATTATGATGACAGTGTTGTTTCTATGCTTCCAGATGGTGACGTGCCATACAAAAAAAATGATGTGCCTAAAGGCACCGAGCACTCTTATCTAGAAGTAGAAGGCAAAAAACTTTACTACTTTGTTAAGGGTGGAGCAAACATCTCTCAAATGAAACGAGAAGAAATTTTTATTGGTCTTTTGGAAACTCTTCATAAAGATGAAGCAGAAATACTGTGTTTAGTCAAAGATAAAAATCTTCAAAAAAGATATACCAGAATTTCTAAAGCACTTATTGAAGAAACGTTTCCTCAAATACAATGGGGGGGAAGAAGTTGATTAAAATACTTCATCAAAATTGCGATCCTTCTCTAGCAGATGATAGAAGTTTACCATACACCGCGTATATCGTGAAGTATGAAATTGATGAAGTATACTGCTATGATATAGTAATGTCAGATAAACAAGTAGATATTTTTGATCACTATTGGGATAGATATAGAGAAAAACTTATCAAGTTTAAGCAAACTGAAGGGCGAGTCAATCCTCGCAATTGGCCACCACAAGCAGCACAAACAAAGGAATCTAAAAAGAGGTAATAATGGCTTTACAAATTACTACTGAGGGTAAACATATAGTTTTAAAATATTTGGTTGGTAATGTTGCGACAACAGAGGGACTGCTTTTAAAACTATTTACAAATAATTTTACTCCAACTGCTTCGTCGTCTAGTATTGACTTTACCGAGGTGGGATCTATTGGTGGGTATACTGCTAAAACTTTAACCACTAGCGCATGGACGTTTCTCAACGGTATTGCTGCTTGTCCGCCTCAATTATGGACATTTACTGGGTCTATTGGCAACATTTATGGATATTATTTAGTCCGCGCTACTACTGGAGACATAGTTGCTGCAGAAAGATTTACCAGCGGCCCATTTAATATCACTGCCAACGGAGATACTCTTACCGTTAACATTTCATTAAACATTGGATAATATGGAAGAAACAATTATTGACGTATCAGCTGAGGAAATTGTTGAGAATGATCAACTAGAAAATATTCCTAGCATAGATGATATTAAGGCAAATATTAATAAAAAAGAATTAAACAAAATTATCAAAAAATATAAACGATATCGCAAGTCTACTCTTGCTGAGATTCGTCGCTTAGATAACCCAACTGTTGAATCGCCATTAGAGTATGTCGAAAATTAAATTAATTACAGTAACTCCAGATGCAGAAAAGACAATGGCATACGTTGCTAGAGTGTCTAACCCTAGTAATCAAGATAACGAAAACTACGCGGGGTTATTGCGTTATTGCATTAAGCATAATCATTGGTCTGTGTTTGAGCAATCTCATATGACACTAGAGATTGAAACTTCTCGTGGCATTGCAGCACAGATCTTACGACATAGATCATTTACATTTCAAGAGTTTTCTCAACGTTACGCTGATACCAATCTATTGACTAGAGATATTCCTGTGCCAGAGTTGCGTCGTCAAGATGATAAGAATCGTCAAAATTCTACAGATGATCTTGAGGGTTATTTAAAAATTGTTCTTGAGACAGAAATACAAGAGCATTTTATACGCGCCAACAACCTCTACAAACGTCTTCTAGAGATGGGGGTAGCAAAAGAGTGTGCAAGGTTTGTGTTGCCTTTAGCAACTCAAACAAAAATTTACATGACAGGCTCGTGTAGGTCGTGGATACATTATATTGATCTTCGATCAGCACATGGCACTCAGAAAGAGCACATGCAAATTGCTGAAGCATGTCGTGAAGTGTTTAAAGAGCAGTTTCCAACGGTTGCAGAAGCACTGCAATGGTGATACAATGAAAGCACCGATAGAATTCGTATGAATATTTTCTATTTGAGTTACGACCCACGTACTTGTGCTGCCGAGCATTGTGATAAGCATGTAGTAAAAATGATTGTTGAGTATGCTCAACTCATGTCTACTGCTCATCGTGTGCTTGACGGCATTCCTTATACTGGTAAAACAAATAAGAATCGTAATATTAAACGCTGGCGACTTGACAAACCACGCGAAGATATTCTATACAAAGCATGTCATATCAATCATCCATCTGCAAAGTGGGTAAGAGAATCAGTATCACATTACAAGTGGCTGTTTGATTTGTTTCAGCATTGTTGTGTAGAATATACACGACGCTATGGAAATTACCACAGCACTGAGAGTTTGGTTAGTTATCTTTGGGTGCCACCATTCAATATTAAAGATGCTGGTTGGGTTGACCCCCCTCCTGCAATGCCAGATAAAT